TTCCGATGATTACGATTTCTTGTATCTTTAACCAATCACTTTCTTTGCACCATTCTCTGCAAGAATCCTCTGGATCTTGTCGGATGTATTTCTGCCTTCGCTTGTCCTATTTTTTAACGGAGCCATGCTGTGAGGAAGTGAGTTACTGATCCAAGATAGTGGGATTCCGACTCCCTGCCTTAGTTGAGAATGTTGTTGAGATCATGTATGGAGGTGAAGACCGATATGGAAGAACGAAGAAAATAACTGACGCTCAAAGACAGCAGGCATACAAAACAGCATGGGCAAACATCAGAGATTGGATTGATGCTCAGATGGCATTGGTAAAAACACGACAAGCAGAAGTAGCTCAAGTGTTTCTTCCTTACATGGTCATGCAAGGAAACCAAACACTCTATGAAAAGGTTTCAACTGACCCAAAGTTTTTATTAGGTAACGGACAAGAATAATGATCAAACCATCTGAATATCTTAGAGAGACGATTGACCTTGTTCGACAGATAGAAACTCGTTTCATAGAGCTTGGTGCACGTTTGTACAAAATCAAAACAGAAAGATTGTGGTCTGCAACGTATGATAACTATGCAGAGTTTCTTGAAGCGTCAAAAATAAATCCTGCTCATGCAAGTATGATGGCAGCAATCTATGAGCACTACGTTGTTGAAGGAGGCATGGATATTAAGAAGCTCGGAGGCATTGGCTACACCAACCTTTATGAAGCAATTCCACTCATTGAGAGTGAGGGATTGAAGACCGCAGTAGCAAAGGCAACCACTCTCACACGTGCTGAGATCAAAGATGAAGTTCGAGAAGAAAAGCATGGTGTTCACAGCCACAAGGTCGGACAGGAAAGATGGGGAGTATGCGAAACATGTGGAAAGTTTGTTAAGATTTCACAGTGAAACAAAAACTAAGCAAAACAGATTTCCTAAAGATCTGGGGACTCACTTCCCCATCTCAACTCAAAGCAGGATTTACATGGCTTCGATATAAAAACCCTCCAGAAAAGGGAGTGTATTGGTACTATTTCAGTCTCTTTGTTCGACAGAGAGATGTTGAGAAATACGGTAAGTGCATAAGCTGCAACAGACCTATCACAGTGGAGACATCACAGGCTGGTCACTTCATGCCTGCAGCAGATTGTGGGAGAGATCTACTCTTTGATGAAATCAATGTGAACGCCGAATGCAATCATTGTAATGCATGGGACTCCACTCACCTGCTTGGATATGCAGAGAATCTCGACAAGAGATATGGACCTGGAACAGCACTTACTCTGAGAGCCCGAAGAGATACCTACAAAGGCCTTGGGAAGCCTTTGAAGGATTGGAAGGCAGTAGAGTATGCCGACAAAATCAGAGCTCTTTCCAGTTATCCCCAGAAAAATTAGCACACCGTCGCACACTTAATGTATAATGAAATGGCAAACATGAATGTTACCGAATATCTTATAAATCTTATGACACCAATGCTTCGTTTTCCCGAAGCTTTAAAGGTGGCCACAACTCAGGATCAGTTGGGCGTATTACTGCTCATTGATGTCCATAAAGACGATATGGGAGTTGTTGTTGGGAAAGGAGGAGAACCAGCAAAAGCCATCAGAACCTTGGTGAGAATTGTAGGTATAAGAGGCAATGCTCGTGTCAGTGTGAAGATCAACGAACCAGAAGGTTCGACTTACAAGCCAAATAAATAATTTTGAATATGTTTTACATAAACAAGATATTATTGATATAGCCAAATCACTCCTACCAAAAGAAAAAAAAGTTATTGAGGATGCTTTTACAGAGGGGAATAGACAAGAATTTTATGATGGTTCAGAAACTATATGTCATAACTACTACAACACTAAATACAATAACCAAATAAAATAGATAGAGAGATGGAAGAAATATTAAATAATAAAACAAGAAAAGTAAATATTTATTTGAAAAATAAATTAATTAAAACAATAGATTTTGATTTATACGATTATAATATAGAAAGTAATTCTCATTATTTTAGATTAGATGGTAAAAATGTAGCTATTATTCCAAGCAATTATTTAATTATATTTGACAACCAATGCTAAACGAATTAAAACAAAAGATTAGAAAAGCGATACCTGAGTTGGAAATATTGCCAATGGATTATATCGAAGTAGAACCAATCCAACTTAACCACTTGTTGGAGTATGCAATTGTAGATATTACGGCTATTTTAAAGATTTTACTTTTATGGGATCTAAAATCAAACCTACTATAAGAACAAAGCGAGGAATTAATTAAATTTATAAATGAGTTATGAAAATAAAAATATTAGAATATCTGTTATTCATTAAGTACGTAGATAAAAATATGACTTACGATGAATGTTATTTATTAAAAATACAATGCAATTACCAAGCTAAATCATTTTTTAAAAAATAATTTTCGCATTAACCAACCAAGAATTAAAAATAATTTTGTAAGTTTGTGGTATTATGGCTTATTCAAAAGATGAAATAGAAAATATATTTACAAAGATATGCGAACAGATAGAAACTGGTCGCTCTTTACGTTCTATATTAAAAGAAGATGAAAATATGCCAAGTAGCTCAACTTTTTTTATTTGGCTTACAGAAAGTGAGTTGAAATCGAAACGATACGAGTTAGCAACTAATTTAAGAACAGATGCTTTATTCGATGAAATAGTAGAAATAGCATACAATACAGAAGAAGGGGAAACTACAAAAGTCAACTCAAAAGGAGAAATAGAAACTACTACTGGCGATATGTTAGGGCATAGAAGATTAAAAATTGATGCTTTAAAATGGTCTTTATCTAAATTAAACCCTAAAAAATATGGCGATAAAGTTCAACAAGAACATAGCGGAGAGATAAAAGGCAACGCTCCGCCTTCAATAATTTTTATCGATACTGAAAACGATAATGCAGATTAAATTCTCAAAAAAGTACAGACCATTATTTGAAATACTATCAGGTAAAAATCCCGAAGTAGATACGATTATAATTACTGGTGGACGTGGTTCGGCTAAGTCTTTTGTAATATCTGTATTCTCTTTGATTGCATTAGTGCAACATAAATGGAATGTTCTTTATACAAGATTTACAAACGTTTCAATAATCGATTCTATTAAACCAGAAGTAGACGACAAAATAGAATTGTTAAACTTTGAAAATTATGTTAATTCTACAAATACCCACATTGAAAGTCAAGGTAATAGAATAGCCTTTAAAGGTATTAAGACTGGCTCTAAACAACAGACCGCAAATCTTAAATCTCTTTTTGGTTTTAATTGCTTTGTAGTTGATGAAGCCGAAGAGTTGCCAGACTATGAAACATACGAAAAGGTTTTTTTGTCAATTAGGAGCAAAGACAAAAGAAACCTTACTATTTTAATTCTTAATCCAGCAAGTGTGCATCATTGGATATTTAGACACTTTTTTATTAGCATGAATGTTGATGCTGGTAGTAACTTAATAAAAGATAATATTTGTTATATTCATACATCATACAAAGATGTAGAACGTGAGTATTTAGCTGATAACATAGTTAGTTATTATCAACAACTGAAAATTAAAGACGAAAAGAAATATAATCAAGTAGTTTTAGGGGGATGGACTGAAGCAGTTGAAGGACGTGTATTTACAAATTGGACACGAAACACATATCAAGATTTTATTAAACTACCTTTAAAGTCATTCTTTGGTGTTGACTGGGGTAAAAATCATAAATTTGGAATAGTTGAATTAAAATATGATAGATACACAAATACCTTATATTGTCATCAAAGAAACTACTTTTCAGAAAATGAGTTGTTAGCAAAGTTAGAACCGATTGAGTTAGCAAATATAAATAACGAGGGCGGTATAATTATTCATACGTTTAAAAAGTTAGGTATTCCATATGATGCTGATGTTGTTTGTGATAGTGCTGTTCCTGATAATATTTTGTTATTACGTGATTATGGTTGGGAGTATGCAATTGGAATTAATAAACCTAAAGGAAGTGTAATGGCTGGTATAACACTATTACAATCAACAAATGTAGTTTATACCGATGTTTCTGATGGGATTGATTTAGAGTTTAAAAATTACTCTTATGCTAATGATAGGCTTGGAATTGTTGACGATGAAGTTATAAAAGCATTTGATGATATTATTGACCCAATTAGATATGGACGTAGATATATTGAAAATAATTAACTATTTTGATTGTATCTAAATAATTATTTATATATTTGCTACAATTAACGTCGTGATGACAGAGATTAAATAAATGAACGTAAACACTAATTTAATATTAAAGTCTTAATCGATAACTCGGTTAGGACTTTTTTTCTTTTATATGGGATTTAATTTTAACATTGGTTACAATAGCGGTTCGTTACCAAATTATGTTGAGCGTGATAGTTCAGGTAATATATGGTATTCTATTTTAGATGCATTTACTGTCGGAAATAAAAAAGGATTTAAAAATGAAAGCAATAAGTTAGAAACTATTTTAAGTAACCCAGCTATTTTAAAAGTCTTTTGTTTTTTAGCAGATACTTATAGTCAAGTTAAGATTGATAAATACAACAATGACAAGTTAGTTGAAAAGGATTTTTTATATTCATATCAAAAAACCCCTAATGATTGGCAAACTTGGACTGATTTATTTTGGGAACATAGATTTTGGTTAGCTGGTGGAAATGCTTATTTGTATGCATTTAAAAACGTTTACTATTACTTAAAACCAAGCGGATGTGAATTTACAGATGCTCAGATAAAAGCCTTTAGCCAAATAACATTTGCAACTAAAAATAAAACAGACCTATTAAAAGGCACATTTAAGTATAGAAATGAAAATGGCGCTGTAGATACATTGTCATTTGAATACTTACACGTATTTACCGATATGTCAGGCGGGGTTAGTGGTAATTGGTTGAAAGGAAATAGTAGAATGGATGCTTTGTATCAAATTGCTATTAACTCTCAATATGCGTTACAATCTAAAGGAACAAATTTAAAATACACTGAAAAGTTTCTTGTTAGCGGTCAACACGATGCGAAAGACACAACGAGCCGACCAATGGCAGAAACCGAAAAAGATAGTATTGAACAATCTTTAGAGAATGGTCGTAAAATAAACGCTACTAAGTCTAAGGTTGATATGCAACAAATGGTATCTAATTTAGCACAATTACAACTTGATGAAGCCTACGAAAGCGATTTAATTAAAGTTGCTAATATGTACGGAATACCTAAAGATGTTATTGATATTTTAGCTAAAGGCAGTACTTACGAAAACCAAGAGAAAAGCTTAGGTAAGTTCATTAATTATAATGAAATGCCGAAAGTTCAACAAATGACTGATACATACGAAGTTATTTTAAATGAGCAAGATTTAAGAGGTTCTTTTAAACATTTACCGTTTAATTCAGTATTTGAAGTTGATAAAATAAACAATCGTAAAATTGAGTTAGAGAGTTTGAAGTTAGCACAAGAACTTGGAGCAGATGAAAAAATGATAACCGCTAAATTAAAACAAATTTATGAGTACTAAATTGACATTACAAGAAATAGATAAGGAGTTGGCAAAAAAGAATTTAAACCCAGAGCTTGAAAAAAGTCTTAAAGACAAAAGAAAAATATTACTAACTGATAAAGTTGTAACAAAATGATAAAAGTTATAGAGTTTCCAAATAAGGAATTTGAAACAAAAGAGGATTTATTTAAAGAATTAGTTACTTATAAAAAAGAATTAGTTTCTTTAAAAAAGTCAGTAGTTAAAAACGCTGATGCCGTTTCTTTTGGTTATGTTGAAAGTATTTCTAAGAATGTAGAAAATAAAGCTATTGCATCCGCTGATTTACCTGATTCATTAAATGTAAAAGTTGTTATCAATACAACTAATTTTTTAGATTCTCACGGAGATTTACATATTAACGGAATTTGGAACAAGTCAGTTAGTGATAACAAATCATTTTTACACTTACAAGAGCATAACAGAGATTTTAGCCACGTTATTAGTGATAGTGCTAAAGGAAGTGTAGAATCAATGACTTGGAAAAAATTAGGTTTACCATACGAAGGGAAAACTGAGGCGTTAATATTTGAAAGTACTATTGATAAATTGCGTAATGGTTTTATGTTAAAACAATATGCTAACGGATGGGTTAAAAACCATTCTGTTGGGATGAGATATATCAATTTAGATTTAGCTATTAATTCTGAGGCTGAATACGATAAAGAATATAAAGATTTATGGGATAAATACTACCCAGTAGTAGCTAATAAAGAATTAGCTGATGAAAGAGGTTATATGTGGATTGTATCAGAAGCACAAGTAATAGAAGGTAGTGCGGTTGTAATGGGTTCTAACTCTGCAACACCTACTTTAGAAAATAAAGAAGCCGTCGATGACACTTCTGAAAACGAGCCGTCGAAAGACACTCAAACGGTAGAGATACCAACAGAAAAAAGAAAGTTAAGTATAATTTAAACACAAAAAACTATGTTTGTTTACAAAAAAACAGAAGAATTGGAAAAATTAACTCCAACAGAGTTAGACCAATACAAAACAGAAATGAAATCGCACGAAGATGCGCTTTTAAAAACAAGTATTTCGGAAGAAGTAAAAGGACAAATTACGGCTGGTCAAGAGGCTTTAAAAACATTTTTAGCTGATGAAGTAGCTAAACAATTGTTAGATGCTACAAAACTAAATACTTCTTTAACTAATAAAGAAAAGTATGAGTTAAAAAGAATCGTTCAAGAAAACCACGCTGATTTAGTTGATGCAATCAAAAACAAGAAATCGTTTGAGATTGAATTTAAAGCGGCAGCAATGCATATGACTAACAACGGAACAGTTACAAATGCAGTAGGTTTAGACTACCCAGCAACTGATAACTTTTTAGTTGATAATGATATTGCTTTAATCCGTTTTCCTGAAAACTTTATCTTAAATGTTATTCCTAACACTCAACAAGATAATGTTCCAGCTCAAAGAATTAGAAAAGAACAAGCAACAACAGAAGGTGCGGTTGCAGTTGTAGCTGAGGGTGCAGTTAAGCCATTAGTGCAATACAAATTTGTTAGAACTACTACAGATAGAGTAAAATACGCTGGTCGTATCGAATGGACTGAGGAGTTTGAAATGGACTTTATGGCATTGTTCAATGAAATCGTAAGATTGTTTGAAGATGATGTTGTTAGAGAATGGCAAGATGGTATTTTAGCTCAAATGGTTACAAATGCAAGTCCTTACGTTTCATCTACATTAGACGGTACTTTAGTTGCCCCTGATAATGGTTTAGCAGTTGTAGCTGGTCAATCTCAATTACAATCATTAAACTACAATCCTGATGTTGTTATTATGAACCCAGCAGATGTGGTTGCCACATTGTTCCAACAAGATACAGAGGGTAATTTAAAACTATCTCCTTATATTAACGTTACGGCTGGTACTATTAACGGAATGAGATTGATTTCTACTAATAAACAAGCACAAGGAACAGCTTTAATTGGGGAAAGTAGATTATACAGAGAAATCCACTCAGGTTACAAATTACGTACTGGTCAGTATAACGCTCAGTTAATCGAGAATGAATATACTGCTATCGGTGAAGTATTCTCTATCTTACAAATTGCTGAACGTGATTTAGTTGGATGGTTAGAACTTGATTTAGACGCAGTAAAAACAGCTTTACAATCGGTTTAATTTAAAATAATTATATATGTCAGTAAAAATTAAAGACTCAAAAGTCGAAAACGAAAAAGGAACAATTATAAATTTTAATGCAGAAGATTTTACGGCTGTAAAAGGATTAAAAGGTAGTTTCTTTGAGGGTAAAGTAAAAGTTGTTCACTCTTTTCAAGCTGAAAAGCTTCTAAAAGCTAAAAAGGTTGAGGTTGTAAAAGCTGAACTTGTAAAAGAAGAGAACGAAAACAGAAGTGTTAAAGACGTTAAAACTAAATAAAAATGTATATAATAAACGAGGCTAATTTCACAAGGGAACTATCCGTACCAAATCTTATAAGTTCACAAAGCGGTAATTCTGCTGAACTTGCTTATTATGGCGATGAAAAGCCTCGTTTGTTGTTACAAATGAGTTTAGGAAACGTTTTATTTTCTCAATTAGATAGTCAAGTAACTGCTGGTGTTTTAAACGTTGGAGCAGACCAAAAATGGAAAGATTTAGTTAATGGCGTTACTTATGATGGTAAAGTATGGAAAGGATTAAATTACACAGAGGGTAGTTTTAAAGTTTCTTTATTAGCTTATTATACGTATTGGTTTTGGGTAAACGATAGTTATTCAAGTAACTTTCAAATCCAAGCTAAAAATGCTGACAATATAAATCCTACTTCAACAATGGTTGATGTTTGGAATAAGTTTTTAGAAATGTATCAAGGTGTTAACAATTATTGTTTACCACGTGTAAGCAATTTTAACGGAACTACTTTTGTAGATTACTTTGGAAACCAAAATAGCAACTATGTTTCTTTGTTGCAGTTTCTAAAAGATAATCCAACGAATTACCCTGAGCCACAACTTTACACGTTTGAAAACTTAAGTAATTCTAATTCATTAGGACTATGATAATTGCAAACGCATTAAAAAGGTTGTTTACTGGAGCAGTTGCAGATTGTACTTTTTTAGGTGTTCCAAAACCAAACACTACTATTCAGTATTGGTATGGTGACCAAAAAGAGTTGATTTCTTGGATTACACAACGTAAAAACTTGACTAATTATCCTTTGATATGGTATGTTATAAACGAATATACAGAGTTTCAAGGATGGTATGAAACAGATGCGCGTTTAGTTATAATGCAAGATACTCAACTACAAAGGTTAAACGATTGGCGCACACAAAATAGCTACGAGGGTGTTTTAGAGCCAGTTTGGGAAGTTGTGAAAGAATTACTTACTAAAAATCAACATTTGAACGTAATGGGTGATTTTGAAACAAGATTTAAACTTAGAACTATACCAAATTATGGTGTTGAACCAAGTGATAGTTTAAGCGGTTCTAATCCGAGAGGCGAACAAAGTCAATCAGTTGATTTAATTGATTGCTTAGCGGTTGATTTCAAATTGAGAATAAAGGCAAAATGTATAATTTAATAATTAAAAAACAATGATATTAATAAATCAAAAAGACTGCGATACTACACGAAAAAATTTAGGTGTTAGTGATTGCGAAATTAACAACGGTAGGATTACTGGCTTTATTGCGGTTGACCCTACGTGGTTTGTGGATACTGAAACAGATACTTTTGATACTGCCGTTGCAAACGGATTTGTACAAGATGGTACTTTTGTACCAGTACTTGGAGCTGTTGAGGTTATAAACGGAACACCTGAGGCGGTAACTGAAGAGTTTCAAGGTGGAATTATGGCTGTTGTTAGAAACGGATTACCAATGTTTACTTTCAAATTCCGTAAAGATTGGGCTTATGCAAGAGCTTTATATTCTTACAATAGTTTCCAAGCGTTTAAAGTACTTTTAGTATTTGAGGATGGTTCTATTAGTGGAGTTCTTAACGGAACAACTTTTACTGGGTATTCTTTAGGAATGTTGAACACTGGTACTTTTATGCATAATGACGGTGCTGTAGGTAGCTATGTAAACACCGTTATTCAATTAACTTCTACTGATGAGTACAACGCTAACACTGGAGTTTTAGATTCTAAAACAACTGGAGTTAACGCTAATAACTTATTCCCTATTACAGATATTGTAATTACTGGAAGAGCGGATGTTTCTGAAAACAAAGTGTATTTCAAAGCAAATTACGCTACAAACGAGGCGAGTGCTTTAGGTGGAATTGCTATTGCAAACTTAAGAAGTACCGTTAGTGGTGTTACTGATACAATTGTAGCGTTATCTTTAAGTTATAATAGTATTGACAAAGAATGGAGTTACACGCCAACTGCAACACTTACAACTTCAACACCAGTAGTAGTGCAATTATACGATTCTGTTAATAGTATCGATGTAGCTAAAATTGGGTTGAGATACTACAAAGGAGTTTCTGCTAGTATTACGCCTACAGCCTGAACTAGCGTTTTCAATAATGTATTTAGCAATCAATTTGCTTAACTTTTAAAACAAAATAATATGACAAGCGCAGAATTAAAAGATGAGATTGATTTAGCTATTACAAGTGAAACGTCTCCAGCAAGTATAACCCCGACTGATGTCGGGGGTACTTTAAAAACAATGGTTGATTATGTTGACCAAGAAGTTGAAAATGTAAAAATTTACAAAGCTAAATTAGCTCAATCAGGAACTGGAAATATAACCGCTACTATCTTAAAAAATACTACCGGTTTAACAATCACTTTCGAAAGAAATAGTTTAGGAAGCTATAATGTTTCATTTGGCTCTTTATTGCCCGATTTAAACAAAGTAGATTTAAGAGTTAATTTTCAAACGGCTTCTTATCAATGCCCACAATTAAACGTAGATAATTTAGGTATTTTAGCAACTTTAGAAACAAGGTATTGGAATGGAACTACATTTGCATTGTCGGATGAACTAATAAATAATGCAATGTTATACTTAACTATAAGTATTTAGAATGATTTTAAATTAAACCCTTACTTAAATAGTGAGGGTTTTTTGTTTATATTTGCTTACTAACTTAAAATTAAATGATTATGGAATTATATAACTTTTTTACAAAACCAGTTAACAAAATTAGACTTGATGAGTTAAAAGATTGTTTAAATGAGGTTTTAGAATTAGGAGCAAACGCATTAATAATAGAGCATAAAGATTATGTTTCTATAATAGGTCAATATTTTGGTTCTGATACAAATGTTGGTGATACGGATTTATTATGGATTTTTGCAGAATTTGACTATACTTATTTTAATGCTTTTTTACCAATAGATAATAATTTACTAATTTAAAATTAAATGATTATGAGTACAAAGTCAACAATATTTTTAACAAATGACAATGAACATTGTTATTTAGAATTTAGTCAAGAATTAAATAATAATGATGAATATGTAACTCATTTTATTGATTTAGAAATGAATAAATCTAATATTAAGGTTATAGTTAATGATAAAAATGATTTAGTTATAAGGATATTTAAAGGCTCTGAACTTTATGATAATATTTTATCAATAAATAAATAATATTCACTATATTTGCGTATCACGAATGAGAACACCCTATTTTTTAGCGGTGTTCTTTTTATTTATAACACTATGGAAATATTCGGAAAACATATATTTAACGAGGATGCGGACGCTTTTATTAATTTACCTATTATGGAGCAAGTAGCTTGGATTAAGAAACGCACAAAGCAACAAAACGAAAATATTATAGATGAGTTTCTATCTAATATTAAAAACAACGATAATAAGGAATGTTTAAATTGCGGTAAAAATGGCAATAATATCAGCGAAAGAGTATCAGAACCGATTGAACAAGTTAACGTTACCAACGTTACAGAAGTTAGTAGCGGAGTTGGTACTAAAAGACGAGGAAACGGTAAAAAACCTAAAAGAGCAGGACTTTAAAGAGGGTGATATTTTCGGTAATGGCACATTTGAAGATTATCGAAGTAGAAACTATTCAATATTTAAAAGTCGTTTAAATCCATCCGCTGGTGGTAATGTCGATTTGATTGTAACTGGTGCGTTTGTAAATGCTATGTTTTTAGTTAAGCCAACTGGAGGGCGTTACAGATTTGGCAATACAGACAAGAAAAGAAATATATTAAAAGAAATGTACGGCGATGATATTTTCGGTTTAAATCAAAGAGTATTTGAGAAATACCAAAAGGAAATATTAGCACCGAGATTAAGAACATCGATAAAGAATTATGCCAAAATATCATAGTATAGACACTATTCCAGCAAAAGTTTTTTTTACTATTTTAGAAACTAAAGACTTTCAAAAATTAAAACCTAAACCAAAAGAAAAAGGTTTAGAACAAATATTTATTTCTATCTACGATGAGTTTTTTATAAAGTCGGATAATGCTGAGGCAAAACAATATTTAGAAACCACAACTGAAATAGCAAAGTTAAATTACAAAATAGCAACGTTAAAACAATCGCTACATTTCTATTTTTATAATCAAACTACAGAGGAAATGCGCAACGATTTTATCGAAGCGTTACAAGTAGGTTATAATATCACAATCGATAAAGAGCAACCATTTATAAACGAAGTAGAGCGTGTTTTAACTACTGAAATAGGATATTTAGAAAATGATTTATCAATGTTAGAAATTAGCTATAAATCAATGATAAATAATAGTAAACAAAAAGCGTTTGATTATGAAGAGAATATAGTAGCGATGGAAAACGTTTTAAATAGAAATATTAACGATGGTATTATCTTAGATAAGTACATAGCTTACGGTAAAAATGTTAGTAAGATTGTTGAACAACAAAAAATAAATAAAAAGTAATGGCAGATTTTCTTGACGTACTCAGTCCTTCGGCATTAGCCAACTTACAAAAAGCCAATACCGAGCTAACAACAATGATACGCAATGTTGCTACGTTAACTGGTTCGATGAATGGTTTAACTATTCCAAGTAATAGTGATGCAGAAGTAAGACGTTTGAACGCTGATTTATTAGCTCAACAACAAATCATAAAAGATTTACAAAAACAAATTACATCGTTAGCGAACGCAAGGCAACAAAATAATACACGTACATCTGAGGAAATTGTTAATCAAAGAACCTTAGCGCAAAATGCTGATAGACAAACACGTGCTACAAGTGTTTTAGTAGGTGCTTATGCAAATCTTAACGCTCAACATCAAATCGCCTCTACAAGGTTGCAAAACTTAATTGTAAGAGGTCGTCAAGCTACACAAACACAAAGTCAATATAATAGAGAGTTAAGAACGGCGCAACGTGATTTTGACGTATTAAATAGACGTGTTTTAAGCGCTGACCAAGCAGTAGGGCGTTTCAATAGAAATGTTGGTAACTATCCACGTCAAGCAGTTATGGGTATTAAAGACCTTATAGGTGCTTTTGGTGTTGCTGGTGGCGTAACATTATTTGCAACTGTTGTAAAAGATATATTTCAAACCACAAAAGAATTACAATCTTTAGATAATGCGTTAAAGCAAGTTACTGACACTCAGGAAAACTTTATTGAGCAACAACAATTTTTAACAAGAATTTCAGAGGCTTATGGTGCTGAAATTCAAGGATTAACAAAACAATTTACTCAGTTTTATGTAAGTGCAAAAGACAAAATAAGCGGTGCGGAAATTCAAGCTATTTTTGAAAGTATTACTAAGGCGGGCGCGTCAATGGGTTTATCTGTTGAATCGCAAGAAAGAGCGTTTTTAGCATTAAATCAAATGATGTCTAAAGGTACAATTCAAGCTGAGGAGTTAAGAGGACAATTAGGTGAGGCGTTGCCTGGTGCTTTTGGAATTATGGCTAAGGCAATGGGCGTTACTGAAAAGCAACTCGGTCAAATGATGAAAGATGGTAAAGTACTTGCTGATGAAGTGTTGCCAAAATTCGCGAAACAACTCGAGATTACTTACGGAATTGAAAATGTTACAAGAATTGATACTTTAGCGGCTTCGACCAATAGATTTACTAATACTTGGACTGAGTTCGTTAAAAACTTAAATGATAGCCCTACAAGTGGTATTGGAAACTTTTTTAATGTTATTGTAACTGGCGCAACTTGGGCTTTAGGTAAATTGACTAACTTAATGTCGACTTTGGATGAGTTGAGAGGTAGAGCAGTAAAACAAGGAACAATATCAGGGACAACATCTTTTAATGAGCAATTTAAGGTAGATTTCAAGCCGTTAAGCGATGAAGAAAAAAAGAAAATACAAGATAGAGTAGCGGAAATAAATAAAGAAATATTAACGGCTACTAATCAAGAACAAGCTAAATTAAGAGGCGAACAACAGAATTTATTATCTCAACTTTATAGTGCTGACCCAAAGAAAATTAAATCAACAATTGCTAAGGTAGCGTCTGATACATATAGAGAATATGCAATAGAGTATAATGCATTAGCAAAAAAAACAAGGGAGTTAGCAGATAAAGCTGGACTTAAAGGTGATGACTTGAACTTTTTTATTGATAGAGGTGTTGACCCAGCAAGAAAAACAGAATTAAAGGAGTTAATGGCTAAAGAATTGGAAGTTTATCGTTTAGCTACTAAAAACGATGATACAACTATTAAAAAGAAAACTAAAATAGTTGAGTTAACTAAAGCCCAATTAGCAGAATTAGAGCGTTTAAAAAGATTAGAAGAGGAACGTTTAAAAAACTTATACGATAGAGAAGTTTCAGATTTAGAGCGTAAAAAAGATATTTCACAAGCTAATTTTGAAGATGAGAAACAATATGCTGAAAAAAGAATACAATTGTCTGAGGACGTTGCATTATATGAAAATTTAATTGCTTTACGTAGATTTCAAGAAAACTTAAGACTGCATAAAGATAGTTTAGATTTACAAAAAATAGATGCCAACAACTATCAAACCGAGCAAGAAAATATAGTTAAAAGAAGTGAAGAGCGCATTTTAAAAATTAGAAAAGATAACTTTGACGCATTTACGGAATACAGACAAAAATACGGTAAACCAGCAGATGAGGAAACTTTCGGAACTGGTGTTACATTTTTACCTACTGAGCAGTTAGATGCTTTAATTGATGGTTACGAAAAGTTAAATGAAGAAAAAAAGAAATCAAAAAAGCTAACAGAAGATGAAAAAAAGGCGGTTGAAGATTACATAGCTACGTTTAAAGAAAGCTTTATGAATGAGGCTGGTTTCCCTACTTTATTTAAAGTTTTAAACGATGAGATAGATGGTTTTGGGGATAATTGGAGAACTACATTCTTAGCGATTGGAGAGATAGCAAAAGAGGCTTTTGAGTTTATTTCTGAGGCATCAAACGCTAATTTCGAAAATGAATATAACAACCTTGAAAAACAAAAGAATGTAGCTTTGTTATTTGCTGGTGATAGTGCAAGCGCAAGAGAAGAAATTGAGCGTCAATATGAAGAGCGTCAAAGAGCAATAAGACGTAGAGAGTTTCAAGCACAAAAAGCAACGGCATTATTTAATATCGCAATTAATACGGCGCAAGGTATAGTTAGTGCATTAGCTTCAACGCCTCCAAACGTTCCACTATCAATAGCAATCGGAGCAATCGGAGCAATTCAAGCTGGAGTAGTTGCAAGTCGTCAAATCCCTGAGTTTTGGAAAGGTACAGATAACGCTCCTGAAGGTTTTGCATTAACGCAAGAGAGAGGACGTGAAATTATAACCGATAAATACGGAAATATTAAAAGTACTGGTAGTGATAAAGGCGCACAATTAACGTATTTAAATAAAGGAGACAAAGTACTAAACAACGATAAAACAATGGATTTCTTAATGTTTAATAGTGATTTAAACAATATATTAAGCAATAACGGAATAGGTTCGCCAATTGTAAACGTGCAAGGTAACACAACCGATTTAACGCCAGTTGTAAATGCTATTAATAACAAACAAGGTTTTGAATTAAGTATAGATGAAAATGGATTTAATAAGAGAGTAAGAAACGGTCACACATCAAAAGTAATAACTAATCGTAGAACTTCTTTTCAAGGGTTCGGAGTATAATAATTATGTTTAAACACTATTTAAAATTTATTTCATTAGGTAACGAAAACCTTTACCAAATCGCCGAGCCTATTGGTTTTGATGGTGCTACTTTTGTATTAGAACAAGAGGCGAAAAGATACGGACGTGATTATCAATTTGGAGCGATTAGTAAACTTGAATTTGTAAATGCTTATTCTTTAGAAGTAGTCGAGCCTTTTGCTATTAATCCGCAAGGAGACACATCAAATAGATTAGAATATGGTTTGCAATGGTTATTATACATTAATAAAAAGTTCGGATTTGAAGCTAAAGTAGAATATATTTTAGAGAAAGATGGTGTATTTTTTAGCAATGGAATGTTAGACTTTACCGAAAAAGGTTTGACAGACGGATATACTTATTTTAATTGTAAGCTAATACAAAATCAAATAGTTGCGGATGTTAAGCGTAGAATGGACGATAAGTTTAATGCCTTTTCAGATAAAAACGCAAAAGAGCAAACAATAACACCTATTCAAACTTTTAACTATTTAAAACGTGCTACACCAACAATAAGCGTTAGTAGATTTAAAGGTAATGGAACGCCTGAGATAGCTATTAGTCAATTAACGGCTAGTTTTATTGGACAAGTACATTTAGGTGCAAATAATTCAAACGCTATTGAAGAATCAGGAATTAGAAATACTTTGTCTTTTTTAAGCCCAGCGTTCGCAACACAAGACACGGCAGTAGATAGTAATGGAATATCTCGAAGAATCCCAAATGATAGTGGAAGTTTTCAGTTTCTCCAAGCAGTTAATGATTTATCAGATGTTGAATTTAATCTTACTGAAATTGTAGCAACGGCAACGGCGGGTTATACTAATTTCGGAAGTACTAATGTTGTAACAGCTAGTGGTTACGCTAAATTGGTTTTATTGGTTGGTGGTTTTGATTTGCAAACAGAAGGTTTCGATTATTACGAATTACACGCTTTTAATTACGAAAATTTAAGTCAGTTTAATAATGTAGGTCAAAATTTCCCAAGTGAAATAACATTGACAATTCCTTTTATTGATAGAGGAAAAAGAGTTTATATTTATTTCGTAAATGACCTTGATACAACTTTTAATAACGATGACAATCCTGCAGTATCTTTTGTGAGAACAAATGTTACTGGAATGAAAATTAAAATAAAAGCCGTTTCAACTGCAATTGACCAAGTAATAAAAGCAACTAGATGGATAGATTTAATTAAACAATCAACTAAATTTACAAGTGATCTACCAGTTGATGCAAGTTTATTTGATGCTGGTGGAACGCATTATAAAAATGTAGTGTTTAATCGTAGAATGGTATCGCAAAGAACTGATTACTTTTACGCAACACCAAAAGATGTTTTAGGTAGTATAACAGAAGTTAATTGTGATTATGAAATAAGTGATATGGAGTTATTTATAGGACATCAAAATGACTTCTATGTAAATCAAGAAATAGCAGTATTACAGATATTGCCTGATGTTGATGCTACGCAAGAATATAATGATGTGAATATGATTAACAAATTTCGTTATTCTTATAAAACATTTGAGCAAGATAGAACAACGCAAGGAACTGACCAGTCTTTTCATACTGATACAGAGTGGAGATTTTTAAATGAGCAAGTTGAGAACTTTAAAGAGATAAAGAATGACTTTGTGCGTGACCCAATAGCCACGCAACAAATGATTGATTTGGAAATTACAGAACCAACAACATCAACAGACCAAGACGATAAAGTTTATATTGAGAATTATACAGAACTTGCACCTAACTCATTTGGTACTTTTGGCAGTAGATTATTAATGAGAGTGAACGATGGTAAACTTGAAATATTAAACCGTGATAGCGATGGCGAGGCGAGTGGAATTGATACGGTTATTAATTGGACAACTATCGGCGTTAATGTAGGCAGTAATTTTCAAATAATTGATGGCGAAAATATCGGAAATTATACGGTTTTCGCATTGACTAATACACTTATAACTTTAACACCGATTGCATTTACACCAACTTTTGAAGGTGATGGGTTTGTAAGAGTGAAGTATTTTTATACAGATGTAGCATTTCAAACTAGAACAAATCAAGGATTTAGTTTGATTGAAGGACTAAATAATGCAAATAAAATGCCAAATTTAGCGTATTCAATTAAGCGTAATATGAAATACTTTTATAACTATTTTGCTACGTGTTTGATGTACGCTAAAAAGGATATTATTAACGCTTATTTTAAAAGTAACGGATTATTAACAACGCAATTAACAACAGAAACAGAACCATTAACGGAAAATGAACCAATATTGTATAATGATTTACCAACACCATTAGTAAACGCAACGATTCACAATCTTAATTTGTACGCTACTTTTGAAGATATAAACAATTATTTAGAAGCGTATAAGACAACAAAAGGATTTATTAGATGCTATGATTATAATGGTAAAGTTATTCGTTTATACGCTAAGAAATTAGAACATACGTGGATTAGCAACGAATTAGAATTAAATGGAGAGGAGCAATATAGTACCGAGTTTTTAACTATTGATG